CTGCCATGGCGTATACATGACCCTTGACGATGGCACAACCAAAATCTTCCCTCAAGGCATCGGTCAGAAGCTATCCCCAAAGATCCCCACCTACTTCCCCAACTACATCCGCTACATCCAAAAGGCGGACAAGCGAACCATCCAACTAACCTCAAACCAAATGATCTCCCTTGCCAACGGCCGCCCAGATGCCATGCCGGCCGAACTCCCCACCGACACCGGCCTCGCCGAATTCTTCGCGATATTAAAGGGACAACCCGCGAAGTCTGAGGCAACACCAGTTGCCAAACCCAAGTCCCTGACATTGAGACGAACATGATTTCATACACGATGGAGATAAAGAACTTAAGCATTGCGCTTGAGTGCTTGTCAAGAATTCGAGATACCAATACTTTATATCGTGAAGTAGAGAAACTTCTCGAAGCTACAATAGAAAAACAGAAGGAGCTTTGCAAAGAACCAATGGCAGCATCGCCACCTAAGACAACTGCACCTGACGACAATATCCCCTTCTAGGAACCCAGCATGAACCTCACTCAACCCACTCCACAACTCCTCACCAGCGACCTCCAAACCATCATGAGCATTCACAACTACCTACTCAACATCAGGGAGCCATCACCCGACATTCAAACCGCAATCACCCACATCGAAACCCAACTCCGCAATTTAATCACCGGCATTCTCGTAACCCAAGGACCCACACAATGAACGAACGCGCCAATTTTGCCTCGATCCTCGACGAAGCCCCGACCGAAATCAACCGCCCGAAGCCGCTCCCCGAAGGCACCTACCTCTGCGTCGTGGGCCAGCCCGAGGAAGGGAAGTCATCGAAAAAAGGAACCCCGTTCGTTAAGTTCCCGCTGCGACCCATGAGCCCACTGGATGACGTGGATGGCGACGCCCTTGAAGAAGTCGGCGGCCTTGAGTCCAAGAACCTCTCGTCCACCTACTATATCACCGACGACGCTGTGTATCGGCTCGATGAGTTCCACGCTCATTGTGGCCTGGACCTCAGCGAACCGCTCTCCCGTCGCACCCGCAACGGCGAGGTGGTCAATTCTCAGGTACTCGCTGTGGTCAAGCATCGTATGTCTGAGGATGGAACTCAGGCGTTTGGGGAAGTGTCGAGGACGGCACCGGCGGAGTAAGGAGATAGCAAATGGAAAATGAAAATAGCAGATCAATGACCTTCGGTGAGCGTGCTGTGGGTTTGTCTTTCAACCCCTCTAGCAATGGCGATGTTGATAAGCTTAAGATATTGTACGCAGACGTCATCGATCACATGAACGACTTTCGCAAGTGCTACATCGCTCGCGGTGATAACCCCGAAATGGTTCGTTTATGTTCAATCGCAATCACCGAGGCACAGACTGCTCAGATGTGGGCTGTTAAGGCTGTGACTTGGCGCGGTTGATCTAGCCTAAACCTCGAAGGGGGCTTCGGTCCCCTCCGTCATTTTGGAGAGCCCATTTGGAAGACGCAGCCCAAATCAAACGCTTGGTGAATACCTTGACTCAATCCAAATCCGAACCTGATGCGACCATGGCCCTGCTCTCCGAGCGCGGCAAGACCCACGGAGACTTCGCCAACCACGCAGGCTGCACTCAGGAACTCAAGATCGCCATGCAGCATTGGGCCAGCGTCTCCGGTAAAGACTGGCAGACCCTCCCCAACACCCACCGTGAAGCCTTGGAGATGATCGCCCACAAGATCGGCCGCATCATCGCCGGCGACCCAGACTTCCGCGATCACTGGGACGATCTGGCAGGCTATGCAACTCTAATCGCACAAAAGTGTACAAAATGAGGTGCAGCAAGTGACCCCCATCGTCCTTCTCGCCGAAGCCTACGGCGAAGCCGAAGCCCGCCACAACGCCCCACTGATCGGGGCGTCAGGCATTGAACTCCTACGGATGCTGGGGGAGGCCGGGGTCATTGATCTATCCCCCGTCGACCGTGACCTAATCTCCCTCTACTACCGCACCAACGACAATCGCCGCATCATTGAGATCTGGTCCCATCACCCCGAAGTCCACCGCACCAACGTCTTCAACATCCACCCTCCCGCCAATGACCTTGGGCATTTCCTTGGGGCGAAGTCTGATGCACTCCCCGGTTATCCAATGCTCAAGGTCAATCCCCAAAAGGGTCGGCCGAAGCCTCAGGGGCCTTGGGTCCGAAAGGAGTTTGCCACAGAACTGGAGCGCCTCGCCGATGAGCTGTGCAATCACAATCCTAATATCGTGGTTTGTCTTGGCAACTGTAGTCTCTGGGCCCTTACTGGTAAGACTGGTGTCTCCAAGCTTCGGGGTACGACTCTGTTGTCTACTCATACAGTGGATGGTTTCAAGCTACTTCCTACTTACCATCCCGCTGCAATATTGCGGAACTGGGACAACCGCCCCGTAGTCATTGCCGACCTGATGAAAGCCCATCGCGAATCGCAGTTCCCTGAGATAAGGAGACCCCATCGTGAAATCTGGATCGAGCCGGCCATCGAGGACATTGATCGATTCATCCACGAACATATCTTGAGATGCGGAATCTTATCTGTTGATATCGAAACAAGTGGAACACGCATTACGTGTATTGGCTTCGCCCCAACCTCAGGTCTTGCAATCGTTATTCCATTCGATGACAACCGAACAAAGAACGGTTCTTTTTGGGCAACTGTACGGGATGAGGCTAGATGCTGGGAGCTTGTTCGATCAGTTCTCGAAGATGCTTCTACCCCCAAACTCTTCCAAAACGGCTGCTACGACATCGCCTTCCTCTGGCGGTCAATGAGGATCAAGGTTCTTGGTGCAGCCGAGGACACCATGCTCTGCCACCATGCGATTCAGCCTGAGTCGTTGAAGGGTCTAGGCTTCCTCGGCAGTATCTATAGTGACGAGGCCACCTGGAAAGGAATGGCAAAGCATGCGAAAACCATTAAGCGTGATGACTAATGAGAATCATTAAAACCCACGAAACCGACCTGTCCTCCCTCCCCCCTTGGGACGCCGACATGGTCTACAACGGCCTCGATTGCTGTGTAACCCAGGACGTATTCAATGCCATCCACCCGCAACTCGACGAAGACACCGCGAGGACATATGAGTTCTCGAAAGCCCTCCAAGGTCCCGTATTGGAAATGCGGATACGTGGCGTCTTGGTCGACCAAGCGCGACGAATGGAAGTTGTTGATGAACTCTTCGAGCAAGCGGACGTTCTAGAAAGGCAGCTCAATCGCATTGTCCTTGACGGTGTCGGCCTTCCCACCTTCAACTGGCGATCCCCTGTCGATCTCCAGCGACTCCTCTACCACGAACTCGATATCAAACCCATCATCCGCGGAGGTCGACCCACTGTTGACCGTGGCGCAAGGGAGAAGATCGAATCCTACCCGATCGCCACGCAGATCATAAAGCATATCAACGCACTCACGGAACTTGGAGATAAACTCAGTGTTCTACGAACAGCGATCGATCCTGATGGACGAATTAGAACAAGTTATAACATTGCAGGTACGTCGACTGGCCGATTTAGCTCATCACTATCCGAATTCGGCACAGGAGGAAATCTCCAAAATATTGAAGAATCTCTCCGTAGCGTATTCATTGCTGATCAAGGTTATAAATTCGCCAAATATGACGCCAAGTCCGGTGAGTCCTTCTGCGTCGGGGCGATCGAGTGGAATCGATTCGGGGATGGACGCTATCTTGAAGCCTGTGAGTCTGGAGACCCTCACACAGCGGTTGCAAGAATTATATGGCCAAACCTTGGGTGGACCGGCGACCTTCGACGAGACAAGGCTATTGCTGAAACACCTTATTTCCGCCACCATAGCCATCGCTTCATGTGTAAAAAGCTTGGCCACGGATCGAACTACGGAGGCAAGCCCACAACTCTTGCCGAGCAATCCCACCTCCCCATCAACGTCGTCGCAGAGTTCCAGCCCAAGTATTTCAGCGCCTTTCCAGCTCATCAACTTTGGCAAGCAGGGGTTGAGGATCAACTTCGTCGAGCCGGATTCCTTATTAGCCTTACTGGAAGAAAACGGTGGTTCTTTGGTAGAAGAAGTGACTCAAGTACCCTCAGGGAAGCGATTGCGTATGACCCTCAGTGTTCGTTAGCCGACATCGTCAACCTAGCCCTCCTCAAACTTTGGCGCCAGGGTCACACCATTGTTATGCACGACCACGACGCCTTGACGTTCATGTACCCCGAGAAACGTGAAGATGAGATCATTCCCAAACTCATGGAAGCCCTTGTGGTGCCCATACCGCTGGCAAATGGCCGTACACTACGGATACCATATGATTGCGAGGTGGGATGGAATAAAGGACACTTTGATTCTAAGTCTAACCCCGATGGACTACGAGCTTATTCGGGGACTGACACCCGCAAACGACAACCGATCCGTTCGATCTTGGACACCATAGTGACCAAACACATTGCGAAAGTAGGCTAATGCCCACTCCAAGCTCAGGGAAACGCCGCTGTGAATCATTCATTGACGTCTTCGTCGACTCCACCGCCAACCTCGGAGCCCCGAAGATCTTCCGCAAATGGACCGCCATCAGCCTAATCGCCGCAACCCTTGAGCAAAAGGTTTGGCTCCGCACTAGCCGGCCCCTCCACCCAAACATCTACGTGTTCCTAATCGCAGCTCCGGGTGTAGGCAAAACCCGAACCATCATGGAGGGCAAACGCCTCGCGATGGAACTGGAAGACTTCTACCTCGCCCCAGTTTCCATGACCTTTGCCAGTCTCGTGGACGCCCTTTGCAAATCCAAGCGCACCATCGTCCGCCAACCCGAGGGCGAACTAGTCTATAACACCATGTGGGTCGCGGCCGACGAACTCGGTGCATTCATTCACAAATACGAACCGGAGATGATCGATGGACTATCGCACTTCTACGACCCAACTCCCTACCAACAAGTCCGCCGCACCAACGACATCGACATTCAAATCAATTCTCCTCAAATCAACATTCTTGCAGGGTCCACTCCGCAAAATCTCATGGGATTTATGCCAGACAAGGCGTGGGGTCAAGGATTTTCATCACGTGTTATTATGGTCTTTTCAGATGAACGGATCATCGTCGACGACTTTGGGGATTTTGGGCCTAGCCGAACCGCCGATCTGGTGCATGACCTTAAAATCATCAACGGGCTCTACGGGGAATTCACCGTCACCGAAGAGTATAAGGCGGCTGTAGGGTATTGGCGGGCGCAGGGCGAACCGCCAGTACCAGGGCATCCGAAGCTAATTCACTACACCACTCGACGCCGGGTCCATATCTACAAACTATCTATGATCGCCTCGATCACCAAGTCATCGGCTATGATCTTGACTGAGGCTGACTTCTTGCAGGCTCTGGAATGGCTAGTGCAGGCTGAGACTTTCATGGAAGACATATTCAAAGCCGGGACCACTAATGCCGACGCGGCTGCAATGGATGAGATTCAGCATTTTGTGGTTATTAATGACCTTGGTACGGGAGTCTCTGAGCAGCGAATCGTGCACTTCGCCAGGGAACGTGTGCCACTCACTAGCATCCTACGGATCATCGAGATCATGGAAGGCTCAGGACAAATCTTCGTCCGCCGACGGGATCGGAAGACCCAAGCTCGATACTACTCAGCCTCGCCCCTAGCGGCACCCATTGATGCACCCGAGGTGAAGCCGACGTTGAAGATCATGCAATAAAAATAGTGGGCTCGAAAGGGCCCACTAGTCATAAGCACTGGTTCGAATCATCACCGATGCTATCGTCACCACACCACGGATCTATGCGCCACAGCGCGGGATGGTTTGGTCATTGCGTCGATCGCTCCACACCCAGCGACTTAAAACCCTTAATGTCCTGGGTTGTATGCCGATTCATTTCATTCCGCAGTTGACTAATGTCATGCTCGTTGGTAACGATCGATGCTAAACTAGTCGACTGCGCTTCTTCAACCGAATGCATTCGGTTATAGATCTTATCTAATGCTAGATCAAACCTCACATTCGATTGTGTCAACCCATCCATCGCCACGGCCATGCGATTTAGCGCCGTGGCTTGACTGTTCATCGCTTGATCTAAAGTACCTAGATGGTCTATGGTGTTCTTCTCCAACAACATAAACCCAGTACTTAGCAAACTGGCCAACGCTACAGCAACTGTTTGCCATGTAACAAATCCTTTTGCAACACTATCCCCGTCAGTCATTACCACAGTCCTTGAATTAGACTAGTTAGATTGAATTTTAATCACACCCCCGTATCTTTAGCGGCGGCCTCAAACGCTGCGTCGCACTGAGCATCCAGATCAGTCAGCGACTTCATCTGTGCATCCGTAACATTCCCCGACGCCTGCAACGCAGCGATTATGTTCTTGATCGGCGTTAGGAAATTTGAGGCATCCGCAGCAACAATCGGCACAATAGTCACCAGTGCCTCAACGATCTTGCTGATTACATTCGTGGATGCCACCCCAAGTTCCGGCAGCAAGGCCTCGATCAAGGCCAAGAGGGTTTCAATTGCGGTTGAGATCATAGCAAATCCTCACTTCGAGCTGACGTTATACTGAGTGTAGATGCTCTGGAGAGTGCTGATAGATGCCTCCAGAGTATTATACGACGCAACCGGAATCGCGGCGCCACTATTTGCATTCAGCAATCCTTCGATTGAGTTCCTAGCTGCTCGTCCCGATCGCACTGCGGGGATGATCTTAGCAGCCGCCGCCGAGTTCCGGCACACCACCACGGTCCCACCACAGGGCGGCAGCTGCAAGTACCCTGTAGCGACCGCCTCGATAGCGTCGAAGCTATTTGCAGCTGCCAACGCATACTGTGCGGGGACTGAGGTGGAAGTCACAACGTCCCACGCTTGGGTGATCGACTGACATCCACTCAGGGCCAAGGCCAACCCACCAATAGCTAAAAGATTTTTCATTTCGATCTCCTTATTTAAGCCACCATGCAAGGATCAAGATTGCCTCAATAATCCACGCAACGACAATTGTTCCACCGAATTGGAACCCGCCGCTTACACTGTCAGACATGGCATTGGCACCAATGGCAAGCGCCGTCCAAACAATGGCGCCAATGAAGCCGACGATTGCTAGGACGATCATTTCGGCACCACAGGCACAATTGGTGCATCAACCTGCGGTGCTAGTGAGGTAGCTGCGACAACCTTCACACCATTATCGGCCGCATTTACCGATTGGATCATTGCTGTATGCGTGCGGGTCCATATGCCCCAGATAGTCGGCACAGCCGCCATAGCAGCACTGACTAAGCCTATAACCGCCGTTGCTAGCACAGCCGAATCGGCGGCCGAGATATAACCCTTAGTAGCTAGTGCGCCGGCGATGAATATAACAACCGATCTGATTAGCGAATTCCATTGGTCTTGATTCATTATGGTCTCCTTTCAGTTAGATCAACCCGAGCAAATGCAGGATCACCAGCAGCACGATAATCCCCACGATCCCACCACCCCAGCCATAGCTACCGCCAGGGAACGCGGTGTGCCAACCACTCCAGTATCCACCGCCACCGACTAATAGCAACACGATAATCAAGACAACTAGAATGTTCATGATATTCTCCTTTCACCTATTCGGCAGGGAACGTCCTGCCATGTAATCCCTAAGCGTCGCGGAATGGCCCTTGAGGGTGCCATATCGACCAAGAACCAACCATCCCCAAGGCCCACGAGGGCGTTCGATGCCTTGGGAAACTCCATAGGCAGCCGATCCAACCTTACCGATTTGATCTGGAACCCCAGTCAACGCCCCCGCGAAGTTCGATGCATCGCGGATGATCTTCTCAGAGTACTGAGTATTAAAGGCTTGTTTCTTATCAAGATCCCTCCAGACATCGAACAGCCGTTTACCTTCGGTCGAGAACAACCCAACCTCAGGTTCCTTACCTTGTAGCAAGGCGTTGGTGAACTCCCGCACAAACGGCATCGTAGCGCCTTCGGTGTACAGTATCGACTTCGCCGCCCGCTTGCCCCAGCTTTCATCTGGGCTGGACTGTTGCGGCGAGACGTATTCCTCTACAATCATGGGCCAGATTGCATAAGCAAACACCCCCGTTGCTACCGTTGCGCCCATCGCCATTGCGGATTTGTGATTGCCTTCTTTAGCTAAATCAAGGGCTTCACCTGCTCGCCACACCGTTTCAAGTTGTCGATTGAATATATCGTTGAAGAAGTTGTACATTGAGGTAAACCCAGGGTCGATCTGCTGGGTGATTAATGGGCGATTGGTAATAGCCGTCGATCCATGTGCTCGACGCACTGAGTAGTCAGCCTCATACACAGCATCGCCGTGGGATTTACCTTCACCACGCGCCTGATCATAGCGGGCCAACCATGTCGGTACCGCAGACATCAAATCTGACAATGCCACTGGCTTCGAGCTAAGCTCCATAATGGTCTGTCGTAGTTGACCATACTTTGATCCGGCCTGCAACTCACCGGTTGCCCCGTACAGATTCTCATGCCAGTTTCTACCGCGGCGTTGGAGTTCTAGGGAATTGTTCATGGCGAATCGGTAGTTGCTATCTCCAGTTTCCTCATTAATGGTGAACATACTGCGCACGGCCTTGAGCAAAGGCATAGCACCGACTTCTTTAATACTAAGCCCAAGGGCGGTGGGGCCATGCTTTAATACTGTCCCGGGGTTAAGGCCAACCAATGCGGTGATCAGATTCTGTCGCATGAACTCGCTAACTGAACCCAGCACTCCCGCATCATGCATCGCGGCGTTTGAGGCATTGGCCACGCCACGAAGGTAAGGGATCAACTGCTCAACATATTCCTTACCGTAATGAGTCTGGATCGCCGCGCGAATCTCTGGATCCTTAAACACCTTCACCGCATTCAACACCGCAGGGCGAACCGCTGTGTTGTGGATCATCTGGGCGAGGCGGTTAGGCATTTGGTTAAGGGTTAAAGCTGTGGGTGCCGAGTATCCCGTTCGATCATTCTCATACCCGGCGCCCGGCATCGCCCGATCAAATCCTTCGAAGCCATCGCCCATCAGCCCAGCGTTGCCCATTAACTTGCGGCTGGTACCCTCAAATAGATCGTGGTAGATCATCGGGTAGTAGCCACCGCGATAGGTGCCGTGGGGTGTCTGCACCGGCACCGCCTGGATTCGCTGTGCAGGCACTCCAGAGATCGACCGATACATCGTGTCCGATCGGTCCTTGGCTTCTTCGAATATATCCCAGATCGCCTGGACTCGATCCCAATCGTGTTCGGTAGCGTTATTCCAGACCCAGCCCATAATAGCATCCGGCTCCAACCCCCAGCCCTTAGCCATCTTGGCGAGGTTGGATTTATTACCGACGTTAAGCATGATCGAGTGGAGAGCCTCGCGGTTCATGGTCAGCAGATGGTTACCATATCGCTCAGGTGATTTAAACAAATCATTCGGCACATTACGATTCATATCGTCAATGTCCTTGAGCGCCCCAAGCTTCTTTCCAAATTCCTTCTTCCAAGCATCGGACTGATTCACACCATCGACTAGATCACGAAGAACGTATTGCTTCCACGGCCCATTAACATCAAATCGATCCCATCGATTCAGTATGTTCTCCATCGCCAGGGTCCTAGCCAACATCGCTCGCGGAACCTTGGACACAATCGACGACCCACCTTCGAGATTAGCCTCACTAGACTTGAACCTCTCGATGGATTGAATCATCTCCCGTTTCTTTTCCTCGCGATCCGCTTCGTCACCGGCCTTGATCAGCTTTCGTTCCTCGCGCCCATTATGGGCAATGGTCTCGATCGAATCGCGAACCGAACGAAACTCGGGGACTGAGAGTTCTTTATAGTTCTTCGTCCACTTCGGATCGTACAACTGATCCCAAACCGGCATAGCCTGCAACCATTGGGTTTTGTTCTGCACGAAGTCTTGTAGGGTCTTACTGGTTGATGCATCGATCTCACGTTGCAGATCATCACCGCTTCGCCGAACCTTCTTACCAATCTGGGCCATAATCTGGTGAACCCAGTTAGTATACTCCGGATCCATCGAGGGCTGAACTTGCTTCGCCAATCGCTTTGTGGTCTTATCGAACTTAGCGACTTCCTTCTCAACCGCCCGACCCTCAGCAGCTACCATAGCCCCCAGGGTCTGCCGCTGTAGTGCTTGGGTCGCGGTAGCGAAGTCACCGCTGACCAGTGCCTTCTCGGCGATCTTTGCCGATTTACCCATGTCCTGCATTAGCTTATAGGTATTAATACCATACGCCCGCATAGAGTTGATAACATTCTTAGCGGCCGACTTCATCACTTCTTTATCGACGATAGTGACCCCGGCCTTCATGGCAGTTGCCATTAGCTGTTCATGGAGCAGATTGATATTTGTCTCAGACAGGGCGGTGTCTTTAGCCTCGTCCATGATGTTGTCTTCAAGTCTACCGTACCGCATCTCCATTCGCCGATCAGTCTCGGTTCCCACTAACTGATGCATGAAGTCCATCGACTGCATCCGGCCGCCCTCAGGAGTGCGCTTCATGGACTCGAGGGCGCCAAGACGTTGGATCATTTCATCGCCGGATCCATAACCAAACATTCCAGCGACCTGATCAACAGGCAGGCCATTCTTGGAGTAGTAATGATCTGGAAGCGCGGCCTTTTGTTCTGGGGTTAGGTCTTCCTCACGAAGCGTATAGCGCTGCTGAAGCTTCTTGCCGAACAACTCGCCCGACCCGAGGAACTGATCCGCTGCCACATCCGGTCGCTGACGAATCTCCGCTCCAACTTCCTTTGCCATCTCGACCCGGTTTGCTTTCCATTCCTTGGTCTGGCGATGGGTTTCTTCCTTAGCGGCCCGTTTGGTCGCAGTCTCGAGATCTTCTTGATAGCGCTTGTCTAGGCCCGCCATTAGCTTATCAAAGGTCTTGCGATCGAGGCCGACCGATTGGGCTTGGAGATTGTCGCGCCCTTCAAGAGACTCCCTAATATCAAACGCCCCCGCCGACCTAGGCTCTCCAGCCGGACGCTGGCCAACCTCACCGGAGTGTACCTTTGCAAATACATCTTCCCAGGTTGCCTCTGGGCCAAACCCAAGCTTGGCCTTAATCAAATCAAACAAATCCATAATCTTCTGGAACACTGCCCCGACACCGGTCTTCGGCCGAACATCCGGAGCTTGAGCCGCCCATTCTTGGAATGCCTTGGCGATGGATTCCTCAGTACGCCCGTCCTCAGTCACATGGGCGTAGCGATCGTTAATACCATAGCGATCCGCCCAGCCTTCGGATTTGGCAGCATCGGCAAGAGTCGACCATTCTTTATCTGTGAAGAAATTATATCCGCGCAGAAAATGCACCGCCTCGTGGCGGCCAGTTGCTGTAACATCCGGCCTCAACAGATCCAACAAAATAGTAGGCGGTGCACCCCTGTTCGGCACATATGCTCCACCGGCCCAGCTGCCAGCCTTTTCACTATACAGACCGGTTGTAGGCTCAATCCCAACCTTCTTGCCGGTAATTCGCTGGAGCT